CACGGAGAAACCATGGACAAGAGGATTAAAAGACAACCACAGCGAAATGAAAACCTAGCCAAGCTACACGCCAGACTTAAAGGTGGTCACGTTGTTCGTTATCACACACGACCAGAGTTAGGTAATGGGCAGAACGTCGCTGCTCATACTTGGAGGGCGATAGTTATACTACAAACCCTTTACCCTGATGCAAGCAAGAACTGCATTTTACATTTGTTGTATCACGATGTTGCAGAAGCCGAAGTAGGAGATGTACCTGCTACGACTAAATGGAACTACCCCGAAATAAATAAAATGATGGTAAAAGCTGAAAAAGCTTATGAGTTGTCTATTGGCGTGGGCGACATAGTACATAAAATCACTGAAGAAGACAAGAAAATGTGTGATATTGCCGACAAATTAGAGCTTGTATTGCATTGTTTTCGTTTGATGCAACAAGGGAATTGTATGGCAGAAGACGTTTTTTTACGAGGGTTAAGTTATTTACACAAAACGTACAAAAATGAATTGATTTTTAAACCTGTTTCTGAAATAATTAAAACATTGTGCGATGATATTTAGGAGCGGTTATGTTAATGGAAAAGGTTTTGAATGTAAAGGTTACTGTTGAAGAATTGTTGATTATTAGACAAGCAATACTTTCAACGTGTTCACATGATCCTCGTCAAGCTGAAATCATTCAAAACCTTTTTACAAGGATAGAAACTACATTGGAGGAAGAACAATGGTTGTAGGGTTTACTTGTGGAGCATTTGATTTATTACACGCAGGTCATGTATTGATGTTGCAAGAGGCAAGCGAAGTATGTGATTTTTTAATTGTGGGGTTACATATAGACCCAAGTGAAGAACGTCAGTGGAAAAACAAACCTGTGCAATCTGTTCACGAACGGTTCATACAATTAGAAGCTCTTAAATATGTTGATTACATACTCCCTTACCACACAGAAAAAGATATGCACGAGTTGTTGCAAATACTTAGAGTCAACGTGCGTATCGTAGGCGAAGAGTATAGAAACCAAACACTTAGCGGACAAAACTTACATGAAGAGCTCGGTATAAAATTATACCACAATAGCCGTGGACATAAGTTCTCCTCGACCGAATTGCGAGACCGAGTAAAAAGAGCAAATAAGAAAAGTCATATGAATTAAACCATAGTATTGTAAATAATGAATATATTTTTACTTGACTATAACCATGAAACGTGTGCTCAGTATCACTGTGACAAACACGTTGTAAAAATGCCACTAGAATCTACTCAGATGCTCAGCACTGTTCATTGGCGACACAATGCCGAAGGACCATATTTAGCTGTTCATCAAAAACATCCCTGTACGCTATGGGCAGGACAAACAGTAGAAAACTACAAATGGCTCTGGCGTCTGGGCATTGCTCTATGCAAAGAATACACTTTCAGGTATGAAAAGACCCATGCTTGTGAAAGAGTTCTTGCCATGTTGCGATGTCCCCCTGTAGAACTTACAGCAAGAGGAGTAACAAAACACCCTCAGGCAATGCCTGAAGAGTACAAAACACCGAGTTCGTTACTTGCTTATCAACAATATTACATCGGTGAGAAAACGAGGCTATGCACATGGAAAAAAAGAAAAGTCCCCCCATTCATGGAGGAAATAATGTTGTCCCATTCACGAGAGAAAAAAGATCCCATTCAGCCGAGAAAAACGTCAACATAGAATATAACGAGGTTGATGTTCTTATCTGTTCGCTCTGTGGAGACAATTCTTTTTTCTTACTCAATGATCAAACAGGACAAATCGGCTGCTCATCATGCGGATATTTGACAGGAACTTACTGGACACTGAAGAAAAACGATGATTTACAAAAATAACGTGACGAGCAAATAAGACAAATTGATGCTTATCAATACTTACTGCTGTGGTACTATATAGTATAGACATTCCGCAGAAAGGGGATATTATGGCAAACTATGAAAAAACCGCAGTCGATAAAGCGATTGCAACATCTAAAAAGCCCATTAGCAAAAAAGAGGCGAAACTCATTCACGCATTGCTAAAGGGACATAAAAAATGAAACTAACTAAACCACAATCCAAGTCTTTGCTCCGCAAGTGGCAACAAGACTGCCAAGGGCTCTCGTTCCTTGGTTTCCGTAAACTTGTACAATCTACTAATTTTATGGACGACGCTGTTGTCGTAAAATGGTGCAATATGTTTCTCGCTATAGAAACTGATGGTTACACACACTCATAGAAAGGAGTTACACATGAAACCACAAGCAGACGCATATGTATTTAACGAGGGCAAATCTCGTACAATACTACATTATGCAGATATCAACCAAGCCTACATCGTATACCGTGAAGACGGTTTACATACCGATTCCCCCATACAGGGGAACGTAAGAGTTCACAACCAATTTAGCGATGCTAAAGCCGATTATGACGGTAGGGTTGCAGCGATTAAACACATGGATAGATTTATAAACAAAGTCGAGCAAGAAGCTGATGAGCTTTTTGGCTCAGACGAAATGTAAGGAGATTACAAATGTTATCAGCTGATTTGCAAATGTTCACGGGTACAGAACAATGGTTCCGTCACCCACTGAGCTCTAATTTTATGTACACTGACGGTGTAAAGTTCTTTGCTGAACACTGCGGAGGAGGTGCGTATTGGTTTCTAGATATACTAGCTACCGAGCTTGCCGACTTGCAGGAAACAGAAGAGTTTATGTCTATCACACTAAATGTTGTAGACAGTTCTGCAAAAATAATTGCCGACGATGGTAACGGTAATGTACTATGGACACGCACCATAGACTTTACAGATGCTGAGGAAGGTACATGGAAATTCTTTCTTACNAACAATGTCTTGCTACTACCAAGTGAGTATTAAGAATGGAGCTACATAACAAAATAAGACACGGCAGTCCAGAAGATCGGGGCAGTGCTGATAGATATTATGGTCGCCCTATGCAACCTCACTATTTTGAAGGAGCAACACATCAATCAAAAGAAGTTACCAAAGAAAAAATGACGGAAAAGCAAATAAACGAATACGTCAAAGCATACGAGAACGAAACAAACAGGAAAATTTGGTAATGATAAACACAGCATTGATGTGTCTTGCCTTAAATATTTATTTTGAGGCAAGATCCGAACCAGTCCAAGGACAAATAGCAATAGCGGAGGTCACTCTTAACAGAGTGGCTTCTACTGATTACCCTGACGATGTATGTGGCGTAGTCTTACAAGAAAATAAAGACGGTTGTCAATTTAGTTGGTGGTGCGACGGGAAGTCAGACCAACCAAGTGAGCATACCTCTTTACGAACATCTAAAGCTCTCGCTCAGCTTATGTTAGAAGAAGGTGAGTACATTACAGTTATTGGCGAAGATGCAATACATTACCACAACGATGAAGTCTACCCATATTGGGCAGATGATATGCACAGAATACGAAGGATCGGAAAACATATATTCTACAAGACGAAGGATAATGATGAACCCTTGCGTCCTCTACCAAGACCTAAAAGCATCACAGAACTAAAAAGATAAATTGACACTTATCATTAATATTATCTTGCGGTACAGTAATTGTACTAAACCACAACCGATTACTCAAGAAAGGGGTATATCATGAACCAGAAAGAATCAACAAATGGGTTATCTAATATTTCTACTGATACTAATAGGGATAGCGAGTCTGCTTTTCCGACTTTAGCAGGACAAGTCGCTGCCGATTGCGAAAACTTAGGCAATACACTCCGCAAACTTGCAAACAAGACTCTTGCAGTTGAAATCACCAACGCTAAAAACGCAAGTGATAGACATATACTTATTGATGCTATACAATCTGCCTTGCGTGAAGACGAAGCTTTGCGTGACGCACTATGGGGCGAGTTCCAACCTCAAGTGCAAGAGCTTATAAAACAAACCATGCGTGAAGCGAGTGTAGATATTGACGCTAATGTTGAAGTCAACTCCGCTTCGTTGAGGGTGTAATATGAAAACTACTCACACTATCGCCGAAATACGAGCAACGATAAATACATTGTTGAACGTATGCGAAAAAGAGTTTCACTTAGAACATGAAGTCTCTGACATTCCTGCTCGGGAATACGACGACAGTCGTAATCTAGGTGTACTGACATTTACTCTAGCTACAATCTGTTTCAACAACCCAGAAGCTCTCAAACGCTTGGAAAAAAGAGTAACTGACATTACTCGCCAAGTGCATATTCTCAACGCTAGTAAAAAAAGGAGGTCCAAAGCATGAGCAATCCACCACTCACTTTTCACATAGAAGAACACGTAGAAGATTATTGCCCTATGTGTCAGCCATTAGGCAAACCTGAATATGGGACAACTAAGATGCACCGCAATCTACCAACTCAGGTGCATTGGGTGCGAGCCACTGCCGAAGGCTTGCCAGATGACAAAAAATATGTCAAACTATGTTCAGATTGTTTGTATGATGCAAACAAGTCAGAAGAAGTTGAGGCAATATTCAAGGATGGCGAACCATGGATTCCTGAACGGTCGGGAATGTTTTTCATCCGTAGTGAACTAGGAGGTACAGATGAGCAAAGTAATCCCGAGTGATAAGTTTGTATTAAAAATCTTAGCCGAAAAAGAAAAAGGCTTGACGGCAAAACAAATCCAAACAAAACATGGCGTTACACCAAATCAATATAGGTACATCGTGTACACGCTCGCCAAAAAATTAAATGAGAACAGTGCGAATTTTGTTTCTGCAAAGAAAGCAAACACTCAACGACTCATCGCCCAGAAAAAGAAACAAGTGGAAAAAACCCATAAAAAACTCCAACCTGTCATCGACTCTACTAACGAGTACGTGAAATCAACTAAGTCAGCTCAATCCGTAACCGTGAGCGTTGCCTCCGCTACAGGGGCAAATGCCGATGTTTGGGAGCCTATGCAAAAAACAGTTGATTATTTCTATGGTGAAAAAGAAAAGAAAACTCTCTGGAAAAGACTTGTGTCAAAAATCTTTTTCTGGTACAGTAAAAAAGCATAAGCTCACCTCCCAAGTTATATGCTTCAAACTCTCTGCCCTCTGATTGTTCCTTTCCGATCAGGGGGCTTTTTTATATATTATCTGGACTTTGCTATATAGGGGTAAATGATGGATGGGACTCTTTTTGTTTTTAGTGATTTGATAATATACAATATCTGACTATACACATATATTCAATGAGTTAGCATGGATTATGACTCTCTGACTCCGATATCTTGATCACAATAGATCAGTACCTTCGTGTTCGCGCGATTTCAAATGAGGGCTGTTTTAAAATGGCTACTTTTCTTTTTCCCTCCTATTTAGTAAAGTGGTCCCATCATAACGAGAAGGAAACTCAAAATGCCTCTTGCAAAAGCTACTCACAAACCTACTATCAATGTCGTCGCTAATCCTCGTGTAGAGAAAGGAATCACTCCGAAACAAGAGGAGTTTTGTAGAATCTACGTTTGTGAAGACATTAGCCAGACTGAGGCTGCTGTGCGAGCAGGATACTCTGTGAAATCTGCCCATGCCATTGCATCACAATTACTCAATGGGCAACGGTATCCTCATGTTGTGCAAAGGATAGGCGAACTAAAAGGTGAGTTGTCAAAAAAATACGAGGTAAGTTTTGAAGGACACGTTAAAAAACTAGCCGAGATACGTGACGCAGCCATGACTGGAGGAAACTTCGCAGCAGCAGTCGCAGCCGAAAAGTCTAGAGGACAAGCAGCAGGGATCTATATAGATCGTAAAGAAATCCTCCATGG